ACTGGGAACAAATGAATTATCCAAAAGAAATAAGTAGGATAAAAAATACGTTTGATTGGAATAAACACCCAGAGGCTTTTAAAGAAAGATGGTACGATTATATTGATAATGAATTTAAGTATAGGGAAGAAGGGTTATTCTTTTATAACAACGGGAAACCTACTTATATAACCGGTACACATTATATGTATCTTCAGTGGAGCAAAATTGACGTTGGAGCACCGGATTTTAGAGAATCAAATAGATTGTTCTTTATATTTTGGGAAGCCTGTAAAGCGGATCCAAGATGTTATGGAATGTGCTATTTAAAAAATAGACGTTCTGGATTTTCTTTTATGTCTTCCGCAGAGCTTGTTAATATTGCTACAATATCAAGTGATTCAAGATTTGGTATATTATCAAAATCTGGAGCAGATGCAAAAAAGATGTTTACCGATAAGGTAGTACCAATTTCAGTTAATTACCCATTCTTTTTTAAACCTATCCAAGATGGTATGGATAGACCTAAAACAGAATTAGCATATAGAATTCCAGCTTCAAAATTAACAAGAAGAAAGTTAGACGCTAACGAAAAATTAGAAGAGCTTGATGGTCTTGATACTACAATTGACTGGAAGAATACTGGAGATAATTCCTATGATGGTGAAAAGTTAAAAATATTAGTACACGACGAAAGTGGAAAGTGGGAAAGACCGGACAACATTCTAAACAACTGGAGGGTAACAAAAACAACTTTAAGGTTGGGGAGCAAAATTATTGGAAAGTGTATGATGGGTTCAACCTCAAACGCTTTAGATAAAGGAGGAGAAAATTTTAAAGTTCTTTATTACAATTCGGATGTCACAAAAAGAAACCGCAATGGCCAGACTAGCTCAGGATTATATAGTTTGTTCATACCTATGGAATGGTCGTACGAGGGATTCATTGATACTTATGGCTTACCTGTCTTCGATACTCCAAAAACCTTTGTAAAAGGGGTTGATGGTAATGATATAGATTACGGAGTTATAGAGCATTGGCAAAATGAAGTTGACGGGTTAAAGTCAGATCCAGACGGATTAAACGAATATTACCGACAATTTCCAAGAACAGAACAACACGCATTTAGAGATGAGGCAAAGCAATCTTTGTTTAATCTTACAAAAATATACGAACAAATAGATTATAATGCAGATTTAAGGAATTCAAATACCTTAACTAGGGGTAACTTTCAATGGGTTAATGGAATACAAGACACTAGAGTTGTATTTTATCCTAATAAAGATGGTAGATTTTTAATATCCTGGATACCGTCTCCTAATCTACAAAATAATATAATATTAAAGAACGGAGGAAAGTTTCCTGGCAATGAACACTTAGGTGCATTTGGTTGTGATAGTTATGATATATCAGGAACTGTAGATGGTAAAGGTTCAAAAGGGGCATTACATGGATTAACAAAATTCTCAATGGATGAAGCTCCTCTTAATACTTTCTTTCTACAATATATATCTAGACCACAAACGGCGGAAATATTTTTTGAAGATGTTTTAATGGCTTTGGTGTTTTACGGAATGCCAATGTTAGCAGAAAATAATAAGCCAAGATTACTTTACTATTTAAAAAGAAGAGGTTATAGAGGTTACTCAATGAATAGACCTGACAAAATATATAGTAAGTTATCTATTACAGAAAGAGAAATTGGCGGAATACCCAATTCATCACAAGATATAATACAGGCACACGCGGCTGCTATTGAAACTTATATAGAGGATCATATTGGATTAAATGAAAACGGATATGGTTCAATGTACTTTCAAGAAACCTTGGAAGACTGGGCTAGATTTAATATAAACAATAGAACAAATTTTGATGCTTCTATAAGTTCGGGATTAGCGATCATGGCATGTAATAAAAATAAATATGTTCCAATATCGAAAAAAGAAATAACAACCGTGCCTTTAGGATTTAAAAAATATAATAACAAAGGCTCTACGTCAAAAATCATAAAATAAATGAATATATACACAAATACAAATAGTGCATTTCCTAGCCAAGTTGTAGATGATGAGGTAAAAGCATCAGAAGAATATGGATTACAAGTATCACGTGCTATAGAACAAGAATGGTTTAATCAGGGTAGAAGCAATGGCAATAGATATTTAACCGCGTGGAATAATTTTCATAGATTAAGATTATATGCTAGAGGGGAACAGTCTGCTCAAAAATATAAAGATGAATTATCTATAAACGGCGATTTATCTTATTTAAACCTAGATTGGACACCCGTTCCTATTTTATCAAAATTTGTTGATATAGTTGCTAATGGTATTTCGCAAAAAACTTATGATGTACGCGCATACGCGCAAGATCCCGAGTCTGTAAAAAAACGCACAAACTATGCATCGGCTTTAGCTTTTGATATGGTGGCGCAAGCTGAAATAGAAGAGGCAATGTCCGCTACCGGTATTAATATTGCAAAAAGTAATATACCAGCAGCTGATTTACCTAGAACAAAAGATGAATTAGAATTGCATATGCAGCTTTCATATAAACAAGCAATTGAGGTTGCTGAGGAAGAAGCAATAAACACTATATTAAAAACAAATAAATACGATTTAATTAGAAAAAGATTAAATTTAGATTTAACAACAATAGGTATAGCCGCAGCAAAAACATCGTACAACACCGCTAATGGTATTGTAGTTGATTATGTTGATCCAGCCTATTTGATATATTCATACACTGAAGATCCTAACTTTGATGATGTATATTATGTAGGGGAAGTAAAGGCAATTACTATTCCAGAATTAAAAAAACAATATCCTAATATATCAGAGGAAGAGCTGTATAAAATACAACAAATGCCTGGTAATAGACAATATATACAAGGGTGGGGTAATTACGATGAGAACACGGTTCAAGTAATGTATTTTGAATACAAGACCTATATGAACCAAGTTTTTAAAATAAAACAAGGCGAAAACGGGTTAGAGAAAGTAATTGAAAAAACCGATGCGTTTAATCCACCTCCTAATGATAACTTTGAAAGAGTATCTAGAACAATAGAGGTATTGTATACAGGAGCAAAGATTATAGGCACAAATACCATGCTGGAATGGAAACTGTCCGAAAACATGACAAGACCATTTGCAGACACTACAAAAGTAGAAATGAATTATGTTATTTGTGCGCCTAGAATATATAAAGGCAGAATTGATTCAATAGTTAGTAAATGTATTTCATTTGCAGATATGATTCAATTAACGCATTTAAAACTACAACAAGTAATGTCTAGATTAGTTCCTGATGGGGTATTCTTAGATATTGATGGACTAGCCGAGGTTGATTTAGGAAACGGTACAAATTATAATGCTGCTGAAGCATTAAATATGTATTTTCAAACCGGTAGTATTGTAGGTAGATCGCTTACTCAAGAAGGAGATTTGAATAGAGGTAAGGTGCCAATACAAGAATTAAACTCTTCAAGCGGGCAAGGTAAAATACAAAGTTTAATACAAACATATCAATATTATCTTCAGATGATTAGAGATGTTACCGGATTAAACGAAGCGGTTGATGGAAGCAAACCTGATTCTAATGCTTTAGTAGGATTACAAAAGATTGCTGCTAACGCGTCAAACGTTGCAACACGTCATATTAAAGATGCTAGTTTATATTTAACCGTTAGAATTTGTGAAAATATTTCATTAAGAGTAGCGGATTGTTTAAATCACCCATTAACCGAAAACTCATTAAAAGAAAGTATATCTACTTTTAATGTAGAAACGCTAAAAGAAATTAGTACTTTAAATCTACATGATTTTGGTATTTATTTAGAGGTTGAACCAGACGAAGAAGAAAAAGCACAATTAGAACAAAATATACAAGTTTCATTACAAGCAGGCGGAATTGATCTTGAAGACGCTATTGACATTAGACAGATTAAAAATTTAAAACTTGCTAATGAACTTTTAAAATTAAAAAGAAAAAGAAAACAAGAGCAAGTTCAACAACAACAACTTGCAAATATTCAAGCGCAAGCGCAAGCAAATTCAGAAAGCGCAGAAAAAGCGGCAATGTTTGAAGTGCAAAAGCAACAAGCTTTAACAGAAACATTAGTTAGTTTAGAACAAGCAAAATCTCAATTTGAATTGCAAAGAATGCAAACTGAAGCAGAAATTAAAAGACAATTATTAGCTGAAGCTTTCAAATATGATATGCAATTAGCACAATTAAAAGTTCAGTCAGATCTAAATAAATTTCAAGAACAAGAAGATAGAAAAGACGAAAGAACAAAAATACAAGCAACACAACAATCAGAATTAATTGATCAACGTAAAAATAATACTTTACCTCAAAGCTTTGAAAATAACAATAATAATTTTTTAGAAGATTTTGGAGATCAATTAAACGCATAGAATAAATTAACCAATTTTATATTATTATATTATGTCTCAATTAGAAAAACAAGAAGGGGAATTCAAAGTAAAAACTAGAAAACCTTCAATGAAAAAAATGTTAAGCGAAAACGAACCTATTAAGGTTAATTTTCCCCCAATTGGCGAAGAACCAATAAAAGTAGTAATTTCTAAAGAAGCACCAGATGCCATTCAAGAACAAAGCTCAAATGAAAGCGTGTTACGCTCAGAACAGCCCGCAGTGGAATTGCCAAAAGTGGAGCAAGGAAACGAAGGGTCCATTGAAAATGTTATTCAAGAAATTTCAGAAGAAGAAATAAAAGAAGAAACAAAAGAAATTACTAAAGAATTAGAATACCATACAGCCACTCCAGCAAACGCGGAGAGAGTTTTACCGGAAAACATTGAAAAACTTGTATCTTTTATGGAAGAAACAGGTGGAACAGTGGAAGATTATGTAAGACTTAACGCGGATTATTCTAACGTAAACAATAATGCTTTATTAAAAGAATATTATAAAAGCACAAAACCTCATTTAGATAGTGAAGAAATTGAATTCTTATTAGAAGACAAGTTTTACTATGATGAGGACCTAGATGAAGAACGGGATATTAGATTAAAAAAATTGGCATTTAAAGAAGAAGTGTCAAAAGCTAAAAAATATTTAGACGATACAAAAGCTAAATATTATGCTGAAATCAAATCTCGTCCAACTATTAATAATGAGCAACAAAAAGCAAACGATTTTTTTAATCGTTATAATTCAGAACAAGTCAAAGTAGCAAAGCAACACGAAGAGTTTAAACAACAAACCACCAATCTTTTTAATAACGAATTCAAAGGTTTTGAATTTAATTTAGGCGAAAAGAAATTTAGGTACAATGTTCAAAACCCAACTCAAGTTGCGGAAACCCAATCTAATATTAATTCCTTTGTCGGAAAGTTTCTAGACAATGATGGGAATGTAACAGATGCTAAAGGTTACCATAAAGCTTTGTACAGTGCAATGAATGCTGATAAAATTGCTAATCATTTTTATGAACAAGGAAAAGCTGATGCCGTTAAAGAGGTAATCACCAATTCTAAAAACCCAAGTGCAGGAGCGCCTCGACAAGCGGCTGATACTTTTGTAGGTGGACTTAAAATAAAATCGGTTAGTGGATGGGACTCAGCAAAATTAAAAATACAAACAAAAAAATTTTAAAAATTAAACCCACAACATTATGGCAACATTAACGCCTGCATTTGGAAGTATTATACCTTCGCAAGTGCAACAATTGTTGAACACAAATTATTTACAGTTCAACACTGGATCCGGAGGAGACTTCGCCCAACAATATTTACCTGAAATTTATGAAGCTGAAGTAGAACGCTACGGTAACAGAACATTAGCAGGATTTTTAAGAATGGTTGGTGCTGAAATGCCAATGTCTTCTGACCAAGTTATTTGGTCTGAACAAAACAGATTACATATTGCTTACGTTGGATGTACTCAAGCAAATGGTGGTACTGGAGTTAATCCTAGTACAATCACTTTAAGTGCAACCGGAAGCCCTACCAACGTTATTTCTATTAATGATACTGTTGTAATTTTAGATCCAATCAATGGATTAGAAGCAAAAGGTATTGTTACAGCTTCAACTGTAGGTGTAGGTACTGCTGGTAGTTTCTCTGTACAACTTTACAAAGGAACTTCTCTTACAACTCAAGGATTTGGAGCTAGCGGATTGAAAGTATTTGTTTATGGTTCTGATTATATTAAAGGAACAAATTTAACAGGTACTGGTAACAACGCTGCTAGAAATAGTGTTAATCCTGTTCTTACTCAATATTCAAACTCTCCTGTTATTATCAGAAATCAATACGTTATCAACGGATCTGATATGGCTCAAATTGGATGGGTTGAAGTAGCTACTGAAGATGGAACTGGTGGTTTCTTATGGTTCTTAAAAGCTGAATCTGAAACAAGATTACGTTTTGAAGATTACTTAGAAATGTCTATGGTAGAAGGCGAATTGAACGCGGTTACTACTGGTACTGCTGGATATGCAAACTCTCAATTACCTGGAACTCAAGGTCTTTTTGCTGCTATTAAAGCAAGAGGAAATGTAGAAGTAGGATTTACTGCTGCAGGTGGATTAAGTGCATTTGATCAAATCCTTAAAAACTTAGATACTCAAGGAGCTATTGAAGAGAATATGTTATTCTTACAAAGACAAACTGCCTTAGATTTTGATGATATGCTTGCTGCATTATCTTCTGGAGCTGCTGGTGGAGTTGCTTATGGATTGTTTGAAAATTCTGAAGAAATGGCATTGAACTTAGGTTTCTCTGGTTTCCGTAGAGGATCTTACGATTTCTATAAAACTGACTGGAAATACTTAAATGATGCTTCTACTCGTGGAGGTATTGTTGGTATCAATTCAATCGAAGGTGTATTAATTCCTGCTGGAACTACTACAGTTTACGATCAACAATTAGGTACAAACATCCGTAGACCTTTCTTACACGTTCGTTATAGAGCTTCTCAAGCTGACGATAGAAGAATGAAATCTTGGTTAACTGGATCTGCTGGTGGAGCACAAACTTCTACTCTTGATGCAATGGAGGTAAACTTCTTGTCTGAAAGATGTTTAGTTACTCAAGCGGCTAATAACTTTGTATTATTCAAAGGTATCTAATATTAGTTACATAGTAGTTTTGCCCTTGTTAAATTACAGGGGCAAATACTACTTTTTTAAAAAAAATTATTAAATTATATTATATTATGGAAAAACAAGCAAAAAAACCCGTTGAAAATACATGGGAAGTTAAAGACAGAATTTATTATTTAAAAGGAGACGAAACTCCTTTAACGCTTACAATACCAAGTAAGCATACACAAAAACATGCTTTATTATATTTTGATGAAGACTTAAAAAAGCAAAAAGAAATTAGATATGCAACCAATCAAGACTCTTGTTTTGTAGACGAACAAAAAGGAGAAGCAACAATAGGGCATATTACTTTTGAAAACGGAGATTTAAGAGTTTCAAAAGAAAAACAAAATTTACAAAAATTATTATCTTTATATCATCCTTTACGCAATAAAATTTACGCAGAATTTGATGCTATTGAAGTTGCAGAAGATGAATTAGATATTTTAGAATTACAAGTTGAAGCTTTAAATGCTGCAATGGCAATTGAAATCGATCAAGCAGAAGCAATACTTAGAGTAGAAATTGGATCTAAAGTATCAGAAATGAGTTCAAAAGAAATTAGAAGAGACTTGCTTTTATTTGCAAGAAACAATCCTTCTTTATTTATTGAATTAGCAAATGATGAGAACGTACAGCTTAGAAACCTTGCTATTAGAGCAGTTGAATTAGGCATTATGACTTTATCACAAGATCAAAGAACATTTAATTGGGCGTCAAACAATAAAAAATTAATGACTATTCCGTTTGATGAAAATCCATACTCAGCAATGGCTGCATTTTTTAAGACTGACGAAGGCATAGAAGTTTTCAAGTCTATAGAGAAAAAAATAAAATAACACGTAATACTAATATATAGGTAGGTATTGTACACAATCGTACGGTATCTGCCTAAATATTATAATAAATATAACAAATGGCAATAAGTGTAAATACAGTTTATAGAACTGTTTTATTAATAATCAATAAGGAACAAAGAGGTTATTTAACTCCTGATGAATTTAATAAAACTGCGGCGCAAGTTCAATTAGAAATATTTAATGAATATTTTGAAGATTTGAATCAACAGGTTCGAGTACCAGATAATGATACCGAATACAGTGATCGTATAAAAAATCTACAACAAAAAATTGCTATTTTTCAAACAGACGGAACCTGCCTGCCTA